ATGGAAACCGGGCTATTGTTCCCGATCCAGGCCGCGACCTTGCAGGAGCGCATCGCGGCGCGCCGTGATAGCGTGGACGACCGCATCGCCATGGCCGCGAAGATCACTCCGCTCGATCGCCCGTTCGTTTGGTGGTGCAACCTCAACAGCGAGGCGGAAAAGCTGGCCGCGCGCATCCCCGGTTCTGTCAACCTGCATGGCGGTTTGAAGGACACCGAGAAAGAGCGCATTCTGATCGATTTCAGCGATGGCAATATCACTCATTTGATCACCAAGCCTTCGCTCGCAGGGTTCGGGATGAACTGGCAGCACTGCGCGGATACCGGGTTCGTCGGGCTCAATGACAGCTTCGAGCAGTTCTACCAGGCCATTCGCCGCTTCTGGCGTTTTGGTCAAACCAAGCCGGTCAACTGCCACATCATTGCAGCCGAAACCGAAGGCGCAACCGTCGCCAATATCCGGCGCAAGGAAATGGACGCAGACCGCATGGCTGCAGCGATGGTCATGCACATGGCCGACCTGTCCAGCCAGTCTGTGCGCGGCATGGTCCGCGATACCCCGAATTACAATCCGACCGAACCGATCATCCTCCCCCCGTTTCTGGAGAAAGCAGCATGACCATCAAGGCAGTTGAGCAAGTCATTACCCCCGAATATGCAATTTATCAGGGGGATAGTTGCGAGATCATCCGCGCCATTCCGACTGAGAGCATCGGCTATGGCATCCACTCACCTCCGTTCGAGGGGCTCTACAAATTCTCCAACTTCGACCGCGATATCAGCAACAATGACGGGCCGCAGTTCTGGGAACATTATGCTTTTCTGATCCAGGAATTGCTGCGCGTCACCAAGCCGGGGCGCATCCATAGCGTGCACGTGATGCAGTTGCCGACCAGCAAAATCCGCCATGGCCATATCGGAATGCGCGACTTTCGCGGCGAGGTCATCAGGGCCTATGAGGATGCCGGGTGGATCTTCCATAGCGAAGTCTGCATCTGGAAAGATCCGGTAGTCGCGCAGCAGCGCACCAAATCCATTCGCCTGCTGCACAAGCAGATCGTCAAGGATAGCACGATCAGCGGGCAGGGTCTTGCCGATTATGTGGTGTCGTTCCGCAAGCCCGGTGACAACCCCGATCCTGTCGATCAGTGCTTTGACCGCTATTATGGGACCGACGAACCCGATCGCAGCAAGTATACAACCGCGAACGATGGCCGGAACTGGTATTCGATCGAGGTTTGGCAGCGCTACGCCAGCCCGGTTTGGATGGACATCAACCAGACGCGCACGCTGCAATATCGCGGCGGTCGCGACGAAAAGGACGAGCAGCATATCAGCCCGCTGCAGCTCGACGTAATCGAGCGGTGCATCGACCTTTGGAGCAACCCCGGTGATAGCGTCCTGACCCCCTTCCTTGGCATCGGCAGCGAAGTCTATTCAGCTGTCAAGCTGGGCCGGAAAGGCATCGGCGTCGAGCTGAAACCATCCTATTTCGCACAGGCCAAGCGCAACCTTCAAGGCCTGAAGGCAGAACAGGATGGCCTATTCGGTTCATCAGACTGGGCTGCATGATGATCACCCTGCGCGACTATCAGGCCGAGGCGATCGAGGCGGCGTGGCAGTGGATGGGCGAGGGCAAGGGCAATCCCCTGCTCGTCGAGCCAACCGGTTCGGGCAAGGCGTTCATCATCGCCGAGCTATGCCGCCAGGCCTTCGCCATGGACCCCGGCGTGCGGATCATCAACCTCGTCCACACCCGCGAGCTCGTGGCGCAGAACTATGCTGAGCTCATCGGCATCTGGCCGGACGCGCCCGCCGGTATCTGCAGCGCCGGTCTCGGCCGCCGCGACCTGCACTCGCGCCTGCTGTTCGCCTCGATCCAGTCCATATTCCGCAGGGCATATGTCCTGCAGCAATGCGATATGGTCATCATCGACGAGGCGCACCTGATCCCGCGCAAGGCCGATACGATGTATGGCAAGTTCCTCGCCGACCTGCGCACCATCAACCCGCACCTCAAGATCATAGGCCTGACCGCCACCCCGTTCCGGCTCGACAGCGGGATGCTGCACCGTGGCGAGGGAGCGATGTTCGACGGCATTGCCCACGAGACCAGCGTGCTGCGCCTGATCGAGCAGGGCTATCTCTGCCCCCCGCGCACCTGGCGCCAGTCCGCCGAGATCGACACCAGTGGCGTCGGCATCCGCATGGGCGAGTATGTCCAGGGGCAGCTTGAGGCCGCCGCGATGGACGAGCGCACCATCAACAGCATCGCCGACCGCATCGCCGTCGCGGGCGCCGATCGTCTCGGATGGATCGTGTTCGGCGTGTCGATCAAGCACTGCGAGGCACTGGTCGAGGCGCTGCGTGCGCGGGGGTTTACCGGCGCCGGAGTCTATGGCGACACGCCCAAGGCCGAGCGCGACCGGCTACTCGCCGAGTTCAAGGCCCGGCGGCTGCGCTTCCTGGTCAGCAAGGAGGTGCTGACAACCGGATTCAACGCCCGCCATCTCGACCTGATTGCGCTCTGCCGGCCAACCAAGTCGACCGGGCTATACGTGCAAATGATCGGCCGCGGCACGCGCACCAGCCCCGAGACCGGCAAGACCGACTGCCTCGTTCTCGACTTCGCTGGCGCGGTCAAGACGCATGGCCCGTTCGACGATCCATTCCTGCCCGGCGACAAGCGCAAGGGTAAGGGCGGCGACGCGCCGTTCAAGGAATGCCCCGAGTGCGAGCTGACATGCGCGACCGCGACCCGCTACTGCCCGGCGTGCGGGCACGAGTTCCCACCGCCCGAGCCCAAGGTGCTGGTCGTGCCGGACGAGAAGCCGGTGCTGTCCGTCCAGACGCTCGAATCCGACTGGCTCGACGTCACGGGCGTCAGCTACGCGCCGCACGCCAAGATCGGCTCGCCCACCTCGCTCCGCGTCACATACCAGGTCGGCCTGACAACGCACCGCGAATGGGTCTGCCTCGAGCATAGCGGCTATGCGCGCACCAAGGCGGAGGGCTGGTGGCTGCGCCGCGCGCCAGCGCCCGTGCCCGCGACCGTCGCCGAGGCGATCGAGCGGCAGGACCAGATCCGCACCCCGTCGCACATCCGCCTGCAGCGCGCGGGCAAGTATGACGAGATCGCGGGCTTCAAGTTCGAGCCGATCGGCGGCGCTGCGGAGGCGGCGTGAGAGGCATATGCCCATGCGGACGCGCGGGGCGCGGCTTTGCCTATCGCAGGCCGCACTATCCCGCCGCGCAAACCATCCCGGCCTGCTCCATGGCCCATCTCGACATCATCAGCAGAAGGAAGACGACAATGGCAAAGGAACTCACGATCGAGGAAGGACGCGCAATCATGGCCGCGTCCGAGCGCTGCGGCACCTTTCTCGAGGATATCGGCACGACCGACATGGCCAGCATGACCGAGGAGCAATGGCTGGACTTCCTCGCCCATTGCTACACCACCATCTGCGAGAGCGTCGCAGCCGAGATCGAGCTGTTGAACGACGTGCCGTTCTAGCACGTAGCGCGGCACACCACGCCGCGCGCACCATGCCTGCCCCTACCCTGACACCAAGGCCCGCCAGCCATGACACACTTTCTCGCCGATCATGGCGATACGCTTGCCGATAACGGCTATCCGCTCATCCCGATCAAGCCCGGGGACAAGGTGCCGGGGCACTGGACCGGCTCGGCATGGATCAACATGCCCAAATGGCAGATGCACGCCCTCGAGCCGCTCTCCCCCGACACGCTCGCCGCATGGCAGGCATGGCCCGATTGCGGCATAGGCATCCCCTGCGGCCAGGTCGTCGGCATCGACATCGACGTGATGGACGCCGCCCTTGCCCAGCGCATCGCCGAGCTCGCCCGCATGAAGCTCGGGGACACGCCTGCCCTGCGTATCGGCCAGCATCCCAAGCAGATGCTCGTCTACCACGCACCGACCCCGTTCCAGTCGTTCGAGGTCAAGCCTCTCCAGGTGCTCGCCCTGGGCCGCCAGTTCGTCGCCTATGGCATCCATCCCGACACCGGCAAGCCCTACCACTGGCCCACCGGTTCACTGCTCGACTGCCCGCTCGACTCGCTCCCCTCGATCACCGAGGCGCAGGCCCGCGCGTGGCTGGCAGAGGCGGTGCGCCTGCTGCCATCGCACATGCGCGCCAAGCCGACGGTCGAGCGCACGGGAGGCGGTAGCAGCGGACAGCACGAGCCGTCCACGCCCGAGGCGGTGCGATCCGCCCTCGCCTATGTCAGCAGCGATTGCGGCCGCGACCAGTGGATCCACATCGGCATGGCCATCAAGGCGGGGCTTGGGGAGGGCGGCTGCGATATCTGGCACGAGTGGTCGGCCCGCGACTATGCCGATTACAACGCCAAGGAGGCGGATGCACAATGGCGCTCGTTCCGCCCCTCCGGCCCGATCGGCGTCGGAACCCTGTTCGCAGCAGCCCAGGACGGCGGGTGGCCCGGGCCCGGCCCCGGAGAGTTCCTCTACGCCCACGAGAAGGAGGCGGCATCCGGCCCGCCGCGGTTCGATATCAAGTCCATCATTGCCACCGCGCTCGCGCGCCAGGGTGGCGTGCTGCGATCGGAGAATGATGGGGAGTTCGCAGGCGACCTAGAGTTCGAGCCGCAGGAGGTCGAGCAGCTGGTGCGCCATACCGTCGCCACCCGTCTCGCCGCCCCGGCCCCCGCCGCGCCTCCCGCACGCCGCTCCATCCCACAATGGCTGGCCGATCTTGCGCCCGGCAACCCCATGCGGGGCTGGATGGAGCATTGCATGGCCTGCTCGCCCAAGCGCCTGCCCATTCTCGCCCTTGCCGCCTGCCTGCCCCTGTTCGGCACGCTCGCCGGGCGCCGCTATGCCGGGCCCACCAACCTGCGCACCAACATCTACACCATCGGCGTCGGCCTGTCCGGCGCTGGCAAGAACCATGCCCTCAAATCGATCGGCGCGACCTTCGCCGCGCTCAACCTGCCCAAACTCATCGGCGGCAGCGAGATCGCATCCGGCGCCGCCATCGTCTCCACCCTCGTCAAGCACCCATCCGTCTGCTTCACCATCGACGAGTGCCAGTTCTTGCTCAAGGTCATGAACGATGGCGACCGTGCGGCCTTCAACCAGCAACAGATTCTCAAGGTGCTCATGGAGGCCTATTCCAGCGCAGGCCTCGCCTATTTCGGCACCGCCTATGCAAACCAGAAGGAAAAGCCGACCGAGGTGATATTCGAGCCCTGCCTCTCCTTCGCCGGTGCCACCACCCCTGACAAGATGTGGGCGTCCTTCTCCAGCGCCAACGCCCGCGACGGCTCCCTCGCCCGCTTCCTCGTGTTCGATGACCCGACGCGGGGCGAGCTGGTGCGCTACCCCGGCCCCGGCATGGACGACATGCCCGAGACACTCAAGGATGCCATGCTCGCCGTCCACGCGGGCGCAGAGGGGCACGATTACGCACCGCTCGACATGGGCGGCGATCGGGGGGCGAACAGCCACAACGCCTATCGCGTGCCCTATGCCGACCATGCCGCCTCCGACCTTGCCTGGACGATGCGCGTAGAGGCCGATAACCTGATCTACGCCAGCAACCCCGCGCACGCCTCGTTCATCGCCCGCCTCGCCGAGAATGCCGCCAAGCTCGCGCTGCTCAAGGCCGTTACCGATTGCCCGCAACGCCCCGCCATCACCTGCGCCGATCTCGAATGGGGCATGGCCCTCGCCCGCACCTGCCTCGACAACCTCATCGCAGGCGTGGACAAGCATGTCGCCGACAACGAATACGAGCGCGACAGCAAGCGCGTCCAGGCCATCATAGAGGCAGCGGGGGCGGGTGGGATTACCCGCAGCGGCATCACACGCGCCACGCGCGCGATGGACACCAGACGGCGCGATGACATTCTGCGCGCACTCGTTGACGCGGACATGATCCGGCACGACAGCCACGGCACGGGCCCGGCACGCAAGTCCGTATATTACGCCCAGTGACCAGCGCATAACCAGCCCCGGTCATATCCCCACCTTACCCCGTCCTAACCCGGCGGGGTTTTTTGTGCGAAAATGGCCGCGCAATTTTTGAAGATATTACGTAATTTTCTTGCGCATGGCCCGCCCGATTAATTCCTTGTTTCCCGATTAATTCCCACCGTTTTGGGAAACGAAGTCCCGCAGAAAACTGCCAAAAAATAGATTAATTCCTTAATTCCCTCTCATGAGTCTGGTTAGAGTATCATCCTATCTCTCCCCCTTCCCTATATACCCCCCCATGGAAATAAGGAATTAAGCGGAAAAAGCGTCAAAACCCCAGGATTTCTGCGGGACTTCATTTCCCGGCGGTCATGGGAAACAAGGCTGGAAGCAAGGAACCAAGCGGCCAGCCTTGAAATCCAGGCCCCGATCGGATAAAAACGACATCGACGCGGCGAGGCTCAACACCAAGGCCCGCCATTATGACCGCCATCACCCTCGCGCCCATGGTCCCCTCCGACCAGTCCGTCGCACTCGCCCTGCCGCCCGATACCGACCTCGAAACCTGGCGCACCATCGGCCAGACCATCGCCGCCCAATATCGCAACGCCGGCTGGCTCGTGGGCGACTGGCTCAATTTCGGCAAGACACAGTTCGGCGACCAGGCCGAGCTATTCGCCATCGACCTGCTCGGCGAGCCCAAGTCCGCAAAGCAACTCGCCGCCCTCTGCCAGACCTTCCCCCCCGATCGCCGCAACCCAGCCCTATCGCAGCAGCACTACATCGCCGTGCGTGACCTGCCCGCGCCCGATCGCGAGCGACTCCTATCCCAAGCCGAGGCCGAGCGCCTCACGCCGCGCGATCTCAAATACCGCGCCGCTGCACGTAAGGCCGAGATCGCCCCGCCGCTAATCGCTGAGGAGGATCTGGACTATGCCGAGCTGATGGCCATCGTCCGCGCCTGGAACTGCGCCAGCGACGGCCCGCGCCGCGAGTTCGCAGAGCTCATGTCCGAATCGCACTTTGGGATCATCAAGGCATGAACGTCCGTCACCGCGTCCCGCAAGACTTCCTCGCCACCTTCCAATCGGAGGGCTGGCGCGCCTGCGAGCACCTGTTCGGAGCACGCACGTCCGTCACCCGCCGATGGATCGAGCAATGCGGGGGCAAGGAACTGCTCAAGCAGCGCAAGCGCGGGAGGGCGAAGTGACGGACGCTAGCAAAATAGTGCCAGATAGTGCCGCCCCCAAGCGCAAGCCGCCCGCCGCAGGCAAGGGACGGCCCAAGGGCGCGACCAACAAGATGACCCGCACCATCAAGGCCGCGATCGAGGAAGCGTTCGGGAAGGTCGGCGGCGCGGACTATCTGGCCAAGATGGCCATCCAGCAGCCCGCTGCGTTCATGACGCTGCTCGGCAAGGTGCTGCCGACGCAACTCGAGCATAGCGGCCCGGGTGGCGCACCTATCGCCGCATCCATCGACGTCGGTAAACTATCCACCGAAGCCCTGCGCGAGATCGTGGCTGCGCGCGATAATGCTAAGTCCGCATGAACTGCTCGCGTGTGAGCGCGAGCTGGCCCGCCGATCCCTCGCCGACTTCGCCCGCATGGCATGGCCCGTGCTCGAGCCGTCCACCCCGCTCAAATGGGGTTGGGCACTCGACGCCATGTGCGAGCATCTCGAGGCCGTAAGCCGGGGCGAGATACGCCGTTTTCTGGCCAACGTGCCGCCTGGAAGCATGAAATCGCTTCTGACGGGGGTTATCCTGCCCGCATGGGAGTGGGGCCCGCAGGGGCGCCCGCATCTGCGTTACCTCGGCACCGCGCACAAGCAGGATCTTGCCGTCCGCGACAACATGAAATGCCGCAGGCTCATCCAGTCGCCATGGTATCAGCAGCTATGGCCGGTCGAGCTGGCACGCGACCAGGATGCAAAGACCAAGTTCGAGAACAGCGCCACCGGCTTTCGCGAGGCCATGGCCTTCACATCCATGACCGGCTCGCGCGGCGATCGCGTGCTACTCGACGACCCGCACAGCGTCGATGATGCCAACAGCCAGGTCAAGCTCGCGGCCGATATCCAGACCTTTCGCGAGGCCCTGCCTTCCCGCGTCAACAACGACGAATCTGCCATCGTCATCATCATGCAGCGCCTGCACGAGAAGGACGTCGCCTCGGTCGCGATCGAGCTCGGCTATGACCATCTGTGCATCCCCATGCGATACGAGGAGGGGCGTTCGAAATGGGTTGTGGGCCCGGGTGACCCGCGAACCCGCGATGGCGAGCTCATGTTCCCCGAGCGCTTCCCCGAGGCAACTGTCGTCGAGCTCGAGCGCACCCTCGGCGCATACGCCACCGCATCGCAGCTGCAGCAGCGTCCCGCACCCCGCGATGGCGGCCTGTTCAAGCGCGCGTGGTTCACCCCGATCGGCGCCATCCCCGCCAACACCATGCGAACCGTCCGCGCCTGGGACTTCGCCGCCACAGCCAAGGCAACGGGTAGCGATCCGGACTGGTCCGCCGGTGTCCGCATGTCCCGCACCAGCGACGGGGTCTACATCATCGAAGGTTGCAACCGCTTTCGCGGCTCGCCCGCCGAGGTGGAACGCGCGTGCAAGGCACAGGCCGATATCGATGGCAAGCGCGTCACCGTCCGCCTCGCCCAAGACCCCGGCGCTGCGGGCAAGGCGTGGCTGGCAACCATGGTCCGCCTGCTCGCCGGCTATCCGGTCAAGACCGAGCGGCCCACCGGCGACAAGCCAACCCGCGCAGCCCCGCTCGCTGCCCAGGCTGAGGCTGGCAATGTCCGCATCCTCGTGACCGGCGATCCCTCGCGCGACGCATGGATAGAGCCCTTCCTCGACGAGCTATGCCTGTTCCCCGCCGCCGCTCATGACGACCAGGTCGATGCGGCCGCCGATGCTTTTTCCGAGCTCGCCCTCGGCACCTCCCGCTTCAACCCGCGCGCCCTCGCCTCATAGCCTGCGTCCGTAGGGCGCGCACGGCACCAGCGCCATTGTCAGCCCATGGGTATGATCCGCCGCCTCGCCGATGGGCTGACCAGTGCATTGACCGGCATGGGGCGCACCAGCGACCCGCGCACGGCCAATCGCTACGTCTACGCTCCCAAGACCCGCGAGGATATCAACGCGGCCTATCGCGGCTCGGGCATCATGCGCAAGATCGTCAATGCGCCCGCCGATGACATGATTCGAGAATGGCGCGAGTGGAAGGCCGATGCCGACCAGATCGCCGCTATCGAGGCAGAGGAAGCCCGGCTCGCTATCCTGCACAAGATCCGCAAGGCCGAGGTGCTGCGCGGGCTCGGCGGCGGTGCCATGCTGCTCGGCCTGCCCGGCAATCCCGAGGCTCCCGCCCCCGCATCCGTCGGCCAGGGCGGCCTTGCCTATGTCCATGTGTTCAGCCGATGGCAGTGCCAGCTTGGCGACGAGGTGACGGACCTTGAAGACCCGCGCTATGGCCAGCCCGCATTCTATCGCTTGTCGAGCAAGGACGGGCAGATGTGGAACGTCCATCCCTCCCGCATCATTCCCTTTCAGGCGCGCCCGCTGCCCAATCTGCTCTCGCTATCGTGGGAGGACGAGTTCTGGGGCGAGTCCGTGGTCGAGCAGGTTCTCGACGCGGTGGAGAACAGCGACGCGGCTCAATCCGCCTTCGCCTCGCTCATCCAGAAGGCGCACCGCCTGCGCATCGGTGTGCGCGGCCTGTCCGAGCTCGTATCGACGCAGGAGGGCGAGCAGATCATGGCCGCCCGGTTCGCTAACCTTGCCCTGTCCGAATCGATCTACAACGCCACCGTCTACGAGCTGGGCGCGGATGGCGAGCCTGCCGAGCAGGTCGATGACGTGACCTACAACTTCGCGGGCATGAAGGACGTGATGAACGCGTTCGGCGAGTTCGTTGCCGCCGTGTCCGACATCCCCGCCACCCGGCTGCTCGGCCGCGCGCCCGAGGGCATGAACGCCAGCGGTGAGAGCCAGCAGAAGGATTGGAACAAGAAGGTTCGCGCGCGCCAGACGATCGAGCTCAAGCCCTGCCTTGACCGGCTCGATCAGTATCTCATCCCCTCGGCCCTAGGCTCGCGCCCGGCGGACATCTGGTATGACTTCGCCCCGCTCGACAACCCGAGCGAGAAGGAGATGGCCGAGTATTTCAAGGTCGGCACCGACGGCATCGAGAAGCTGCAGGCGACGAACACGATCCCCGAGGTCGCGCTGGCCAAGGGCGTGCAATCCTGGATGGTCGAGCATGGCTTCCTGCCCGGCCTCGAGTCCGCACTGGAGGAAACGCCCGAAAGCGAGCGCTATCCCGAGACGCCGGACGACGACGGGACCGACCCGAGTGCAATGCAGGCTCCAGCGGAAGGAGGTGATCCAGCATCTGCCGGTGGCGGGGCAACGCGCCCCGCCCGCCGCGCTGTGAATGACGCGACGCCGCGTCCGCTCTATGTCTATCGCAAGCTGCTGAACAGCGCTGACCTGATCGACTGGGCCAAGGCGCAGGGGATTGCCACCACGATCGACGGCAGCGACATGCACGTCACGGTTGCATACAGCCGCCAGCCTTTCGATTGGATGAAGATCGAGGGGAACGATTGGAACGAGGGGAGCGACGGCTCACTGACCATCCCGCCCGGTGGCGTCCGCATGGTCGAGCGCCTGGGCGACCTCAGCGAGGCGCTGGTCCTGCTATTCGGTTCGTCTCGCCTCGCATGGCGGCACGAGCAGATCAAGAACGCAGGCGCATCGTGGGATTGGCCCGAGTATCAGCCGCACGTGACGATCAGCTATCAGGCTGGCGATATCGACCCGGCGACGATCGAACCTTATCGCGGCGAACTGCGGTTCGGCCCCGAGGTGTTCGAACCGCTGGACGAGGATTGGAAGGCGAAGGTCAAGGAGGGATAGGCCCATGCCCTTCGACCTCCCAGCCATGGCCCGCCGCTCCCGGAACGTCCGGCGCAAGACCATCACCATCCGCGATATCATCCCGCCGCAGATGCTTGCGCGCGACCTCGCCCGCACCGCCTACGCCCCGATCGTCGCGGTATGGGAGGACGCCACCCCGCGCATCATGGACGCCTACGCCCTCTCGCTTGCGCAGATGACCATGGACAGCCCCGCCGACGTGCAGCGCGAGATCGAGGCGGCCGAGGGCGAGGCGTCGCGGCTCTATCTGCTGCTCGACGCCCGGCTGCGCGACTGGACCTTGCGCGTCGAGCGCTGGTTTCGCGGAAAGTGGCGCGGGGCGATCCTGTCCGCAACCGGTGTCGATCTCGGCACGCTGATCGGGCCGGAGGGCGTGCGCGCCTCGCTCGAAACGCACCTTGCCTGGAATGCCGACCTCGTGCGCGACGTGTCGGCCCAGACCCGACAGCGCATCAGCGCCGCGGTGTTCGACGGCCTGCGCGCCCGCACCCCCGCGCGCGAGGTGGCGGCGAAGATCCGCGAGGCGACCGGCCTGGCGCGCGATCGCAGCACCCGCATTGCATCCGACCAGCTTACCAAGCTGACCAGCTCGCTTGCCGACGAGCGGCGGCGTGAGGCGGGCATTGACCTTTGGAAATGGCGGCATAGCGGCAAGCGCCATCCGCGCGTCGATCACAAGGCGCGCGACGGCAAGGAATACAGCGACGCGAAGCCGCCGCCGGAGATGCCTGGCCAGCTGCCGTATTGCGGGTGTCGCCAGCTCGCGGTGCTCAAATTCGATTAGGCGCGCGCGGCGGACTGTGGTAGAAAAGCGGGCCGGAAACGCTGCGTCAACAGCGCCCGGCCCTGACCACAACGATCATTGGAGGATCGAATGGCTGAACACGACAGTACCACTACGCCCAGAAAACGGAAGTCCTACCCGCCGATCAATCCAGGCGATGTTTTCGGCTCACTCCGGGTGTTGTCCGCTGCGCCCGATCGTGTAAATCCGAACGGCTCACAAACTCGGCGCTGGCTCACCGTCTGCGAATGCGGGCGAACGTCGGTCAAAGAGCAGAGCAAGCTCTATTCTGGCCAGTCGCGCCATTGTGGGTGCCAGCGAGAGTTTCAGGATTTCAGTGTCGGACAGGTATTTGGCCTGCTAACCGTGACCGGCCCTAGCTTCAAAAAAGGCAAGCAGTGGAAAACACCATGCAAGTGCCAATGCGGCGCTGATACCTTCCCTTTTGCCTTCTCGCTTTCGTCGGGAAAAACCAGATCTTGCGGCAAGTGCATCCGAGTGTGTTCCGACAGCACAAAGCAAGCAGTTTCCGCTGCCAATACCAAGCATGGCTGGCGCAACACCCCAGAGTATCTGGCGTGGATCAATATGCGCAAGCGATGCAACAATCCCACGAATCGCGCATATCGAAATTATGGCGCGAGGGGCATCAAGGTCTGCCCTGAGTGGCAGGACAATTTCGAGGCTTTCCTCTCGTATATCGGCCCTCGCCCTTCGCCAGAACTGAGCATAGACCGCATTGACAACAGTCGGGGTTACGAGCCGGGCAATGTCCGCTGGGCTGATCGATCAACGCAGTCGCGCAATCGCAGGCCGTTCATGATCGTGCCGGGCTCCCGAAGCCGTCCGTAAAGCGAGCCCATGGGCTGACATAGCGTCCGCCCATGGAATTCTCGGATAGCCTCATTCTCGACGCGCCGCGCCGGACAAGCGCCGGGTATCTGGTTGCGCGGGCGCGTGCAGCTACCACCGGGGTTTACCAGTATGCAGGCTATGAGGTCGATCCGACCAACGCCCACGGCCTGCGCGACAAGCAGATTGTCAACGTCCTTCGGGACGAAAACACGGTGTTCGACAAGGCCGCCGTGCAGTCGTTTATCGGCAAGCCGGTCACCGACGATCACCCTTCTCAGCCGGTAACCGCCGCCAATTGGCGAGATCACGCGCGCGGCACCATCATGGGCGCGATGCGTGACGGAGAATACCTCGCCTTCGACCTGATGCTGACCGACGCAGGCGCGATCGCCAAGGTCGATGCGGGCAAGCGCGAGCTCTCCAACGGCTATACCGCCAATCTGGAATTCGGCCAGTTTACTGCGCCGGACGGCACGGTCTGTGACGCGCGCCAGTCGAAAATCACGGGCGGCAACCATGTCGCCATCGTCGATCGGGGCCGGGCTGGCTCCGCGTGCCGAATCGGTGATGGTCTGCCGCAGTTGATGAGCGATGGGGTAAAGGAAGCTGCGTCGTGGCTCAAAAAGGCCATCGCGCTTCATAAGAAGCACATGGACGGATCGGCACCCACGACCGGTGCAGCCGGCGAAAAAAGCCAAATGCTCATGATGGAGCAGATGGAGAATGCGCTCGCGGCGTTAGTCGCCACCACTTCTAAGTCGCGCCCTTCCATGAAAATGGACCGCACCGGTTCCCAATGCCGAATCTCGGACAGCAAGCCCTTTGCTGCCTGCGATGCCAACCCCGCCATCCTGGCGGACCTAAACAAGGAAAAAGTGATGAAGAAGATCGTGCTCGACGGTCTGCAGGTCGATTTGTCGGACGCGGATGCAGTCGCAGCCGCGTTCACCAAGCTGCAGGACCAGGCCAAGGCTTCCGCTGATGAAGCCGACGAACACAAGAAGAAGATGGCTGCAATGGACGGTGAAATCGCCGCTCTGACCAAGCAGCTGGCCGATGCAAAGGCCGCAGCCGAACCCGCTGCCATCGACAAGCTGGTCGCTGATCGCGCCGCGCTGGTTGCCACCGTCAAGGCGCTCGACGCCTCGATCGTCACCGATGGCAAGACCGATGCGGAAATCCGCCGCGCACTGGTCGAGGCCAAGCTTGGCGACGACGGCAAGGCGCTCGAGGATGCTGCCATCCCCGGCGCGTTCGCCGTGCTGGCACGCGATTCCGGCTCGTGGGCTTCCGCCGCCAAGGTCGTGCACATCGACGCTCGTGCGAACGTCGTGGATGCCCGCGCTACCGTCAACGCCATCCGCGCTTCGCGCTACGCATAAGGAGCCAGCACAATGCCTGTCCTTCAGAGCACCTATTCCGACGATCTCCCGGTTGCCTATGCCGGTATGATCGGCAACGGCGAGACGTCGAACCGCATCACCCGCACGGTCGAGACCAGCGGCGGTATTGCCTTTGGCCGCCCCGTCTATCGCGGCACCGGCGACCACGGCTGCACCAGCACCGTTGGCACGCTGGCGACGTTCCTGGGCTGGACCATCGCGACCTCGGCCTTGGCCCCGGTGGCTGGTCAGGATGCCGATGAATATCAGCAGTATGACAACGCCTCGATCCTCACCAGCGGCGCCATCTACGTGACCGTGACCGGCAACGTCGACGATGGCGCGGCCATCACGATCGGCACCGGCGCCGGCGCGGCCGACGACATCGGCACGACCGCAGCGGACGCGACGCACATCGCGACCGGCTGGATCGCCGACCAGACTGTTACCGGCGGCGGTCTCTGCCGCATTGTCAAGCGCTAAGGAGGCGTGGAAATGAACGCGATTACCAATCTCTACGACAGCGCTTCGGGCATCAAGGATCCGGGCCTGTTCATGGCCGCCGACGCGGACGTGAAGCGCGCCGTCATCTCGACCTGGGCCGCGGACAACGCGCGCCATGCCGCGACCTTCGCCGATAAGGTCGATGCGTTCTTCTCGGATGCGCAGGTCGGCTATGCCTTCCTGACGCCGCAGCTGCACCGCATCGAGGCCGAGGTCTACATGACCCGCTATCCCTCGTATGACATCACGCCCTTCATGCCGGTCATCACCGACGGCGATATGTGGGATGTCGGCACGCTGGTCTATTCGATGGACAATGTGGGCCATGCCGAGTTCATGGCAGGCGGCACGTTCGACGTGCCTTATGCCAGCACTCAGATGTCGCAGGCCACCCGCAACTTCCACCTGGCCGCGATCGGCTATGAGTGGAATACGCAGGAACTGCAGCGCGCTGCCAAGCTGGGCCGCTCGCTCTCGTCCGACAAGGCGCAGGCCGCTGTCATGGCAGCCGACCGCTTCATCTACGGCATCGCGATGACGGGCCGCAACGCCAAGGGCGTCGATGAGAAGGGCTGGACCGGCTTCACCAACGCATCGGGCGTGACGTCGGCGCAGGTCGCTGCGGATGGCACCAGCTCGTCGCGTCTGTGGACGGCCAAGACCCCGGCGCAGATCCTGCGTGACATCAATGCCGCGCTGACCGCTGTGGAAACCGGCACCAGAGAGACCTCGATCGCCGACACGCTCGTTCTGCCGACCAGCGCCTACAACTACATCGCGACCACGCCGCGCGCCGATGGTTCGGACATGACTGTCCTTTCCTATCTGCGTGCGAACAACGTGTTCGGCCCGAACCTGACCATCCTCAAGAGCCGCGCGCTCGAGACGGCGGGCACGGGTAGCACGACCCGTCTGGTGGCTTACGAGCGCAATCCGCAGGTTCTGCGCTTCCTGCTGCCTGCGCCGCACCAGTTCCTGCCCGCATTCCAGAAGTCCAGCCTGACCTACGAGGTTGCTGGCCTGATGAATGTCGGCGGCCTGGATGTTCGCCTGCCCAAGGCGATCGTTTACCGCGACAGCTTCTAAGGTGGCTGGCGTGGCAAGGTATCGCAACATCGCGCCGGGCCCGCGTGGCGGCTATCTCAAGGGCAACCTTGTGGAAGTCGCGCCGGGCCAGGAGGCCGAACTCGACGACGCTCCCGAGGAGTGGTTCGAGGAGGTCGACGCAGGCCCCAAGCCCAAGCGGACGGGCAAGGCTGCAGCCGCAGAGTAACGTTAGACGCCGAACAGCGTCAGGGGTGGGCCCGCTCGGGAAGCCGGGCGTGCCTATTCGGCGGGTGTCGGCCTTGCGGCGGGCTTCGGTGTCGCTGTGGGCGCTGGGCAATCGATTGCCGAGGCGGTGGGCGTCTCGTTCGGCCAGGCGAGCGCGAATGGTGCAGGCCTGTCGCTCGTGCCCAAGCCGTCCAGCCCCGCGCGCGCTGTCCGTAGCACCGTAGAGCCCCGCATTGCAGGGTCCGTAACCGTGGCGCGTGAGGCAGGCTCGATCGCCGGGGGGCGGGTCGCTTCGATCGACGCAGCACCGCGCGCCACATCATCACCCCGGCCAAGGAGGGCCGCATAATGGCGCAAAGCTGGCCGTCCAAAGACCCCGACGAGACACTCGACTATAGCTGGACCGTCCCGATCGACGCGGACGACGCGATTACCAGCGCCGCGCTCACCGTCGTTTCCGGCACCGTCACGATCGCCAGCCAGGATGCCACCGCGACCGGGCTAACCGCGTTCCTCTCCGGCGGCACCGACGGCGAAACGGCGATCTTCTCGGGCACTGCCACGACCGAGGGCGGGCGCACGTTCGAGGAAACCTTCTATCTGGTCGTCCGCACCGCAGTTGACGCCGAGGTCGCGGCCCTGCGCGCGCGCTATCCCGCCTTCGCCAGCGTGCCGTCTGCCACGATCCGCTACTGGCTGGACGATGCTGCGCGGTTCGTCGATTCGAGCTGGACCGATGCGGATCGGCCGATTGGGCTGCTTGCCTGCGCAGCGCACCACATGGCGATGAACGGGCTGGGCAGCGAGGCGGCAACCCCGCAGGGCGTGACCAGCTTCAAGTCCGGCACCTTCTCTGCCACCGTCGACGCGCGCCAGGCGGGGCGCACCGGCATGTCTGCCACCCGCTACGGCCAGGAGTTCCTGATGCTGACCCGCCGTAATCGCGGCGCGGCTCGCGTGATTGCCGCAGGGCGCGCGGTGAACAACGATTGGCCTTATCGCGCATGACCATTCCCGCTGCCTTTGCCAGCATCGCAGCGCGCATGTCCGGCGCAATCGGCGCGCCCTTCATCGACGCCACGGCGGAATGGCCCGGCACCCCTACCCTCACCCCCGGCGGCTCGATCGCCACGCCCGGCACCCCGGTCATCATTCCGTGCCGCGTCCAGTTCGATGCGGTCACGCACGCCATGCGAGCGCGCGACGACTATCAGGACCGCGACGTTCGGATCCTCGTGCTCGGTTCCGGCCTCTCGCGCCCGATCGATAGCGAGGCGACCATCACGGTCGAGACCGGCCCCTATGCAGGTTCGTGGTTGCTGCGCAGCGCGATTACCGACCCCGCTGGCATCGGTTACGAGTGCCTGGGGCGCAGGGGATGACCGGCTCGCGCATCCGAGGCGGCAAGGCGCACCTCGCGCGCCTGCGCAAGCTCGAGAAGGACACCGCCCGCTTCGTCGGCAAGGCGCTGTTCGCCGGTGGCGAGAGCATCCAGATCGAGGCGCAGCTTTCGATCACGCAAGGCGCGGTCAGCGGCAAGAACCACGTCCCGTCAAAGCCGGGCGAGCCGCCGAACCAGAACACGGGCAGGCTGGGCGACAATATCGAGACGGTGCAGAAGGGGACGCTGCTGGTCGAGGTGTCGAGCAACGCGCCCTATTCCATCCCGCTCGAGTTCGGCACATCGAAGATGGCCGCCCGTCCCTTCATGCGCCCGGCGCGCGACAAGAAGCGCGCCGAGGTCGTGGCGCTGGTCGAGCGCGCGGTATCGCAGGCCGTGCGCCAATCGCGCAGTAACGCAAAGGATTGAACATGAACGTAACGCTTGACCAGAGCTGGACCTATCGCACCCCGCTGCTGACCATCGAATACCCCGCCGGGGAGCACGACATGCCCGACGATCACGCGGCGGCGGCGCTCGCGGCCAACGTCATCAAGGAGAAGCGCAATGGCAACCGGACTGGTCAGACTGTCCCGCCAAGCGGTGCTGACAGCCCTGAAAGCTGACACGGGCGTTACCGCGCTCGTTCCCGCCGCTTCGATCCACGGCCAGTCCCCGCTTTCCGAGCCGTCCTGGCCGTTCATCAAGCTCGGCTCCATCACCTTCGCCCCGCTCGACGCGGCGTGCGTCGCGGGCGGCGTGGGCCGCATCGTCGTGCACGCCTTCGCCAAGCCGGTCAAGAACGGCAGGCAGGTCACGCAGACAGCTGAGGATCATGCCGGGCTGATCCAGTCCGCGATCGAGGCGGCGCTGCACAAGGCGCGCCTGCCGCTCGCCGGTGGCACCATGACGCTCAAGAGCATCAACAATGACCTGCTGGTCGATGGCGCCGAGCCGGAAGCTTTCCATGCGGTTACGGATTTTCGTGCAAGGGTCATCGCCGCGTGATACTGTCGGCGCGATGGCAGAAACCCCCGACCCCGCTGCACTGGCGCTGATCAAGCAACTCTACAAGCGCGGGCTGATCGATCTCGACGATATCGAGGAGATGGCGGACGAGGCCGGGCCGGAATCCGCGCACCTCATCCGCATGATGGCGATCGAGGCCGAGGCACCATCGCAAGCCGATTGGGAAGCCGAGCGCGCGCGCCGTCAATTCCGCGTCGTCCGTAAAGAGGACTGACAAACGCCATAGCATCCCGCGCAATATCCACGCGCGGAGATCATGGCATGAGCCTTCCCAACGAGTTTGATTTTGGCCTGCTCAAGGTGGGCAACGGCGCAACCCCCGAGGTATTCACGACCGTCTGTGGCATCATTGATGTCGCGGTCAACGAGAGCGTCGACACCACCTCGCGCCGCGTGCGCGATTGCACCACGCCCAACAAGCCCGGCGTGACCAAGGTGAAGGTCAATGGCACCTCGTGGACCATCACGGCCTCCGGTCTCACCAATGCGAGCGAGGAAACCAATCTGCGCGCCCTGCTCGGCAAGCTGAACAACTACAAGGTCGAGGCCTATGACGACGACGGCACCGATGCGGGCGACCTGCTCGGCACGTGGTCGGGCGGCGCTGTCCTGACCGCCAAGAACATCAACGTCAACCGCGATAGCGACTCCGCGATCGAGCTGACCCTTGAAGGCGACGGAGCGCTGGCCTGGGCGGCGGCATGACGCATGGAAACCGCCCTCTCCCTTGAGTTCGCCGACGGCACCTATGCCTTCGACCTGAAACTGCCGCAGATTATCGAGCTGCAGGAAAAGTGCGGCACGATCGGCCCGGACGGCGCGCGCCAGCGCAAAGGTATCTTGGCGATTTATTCCAGCGTCATGGCAGGAGCGGCCATCAATTATGACGGCGAAGTAATCGGCCTGCCAGAAGATGCGGAGGCAGCTGTGCAGGAGGTTTACGAAACCATCCGGCTCGCGCTCGTTGGCGGGGGCGAGGCGTCCATAAATGGCGAGACTGTCAGAATTGCACCTTTGGACGCGAAGCGGTTGATGGAGAACTATGTCCACACAATGCCGCTGGCATCTGCTTGGAAGCTGGCAAAGGTCATCCTGCGCGCCAAAGTCCATGGATACGAAGGTAAAAAAAAAGCGGTAGCGCCGGAAGCGGACGGCGCCAGCGAGACGCAAGCGGATTCTGCGACCCCAGCGTGATTTACGCCAACTGCGCGGCGATGCACGTAAACCCCGAGGCTCTGACGTGGTGGGAATACACGGCCCTTCTGGCCGGATGGAACGCCATGCACGCCGATACCAGCAACAGCGCTCCCGACCCTGAGAAGCTGGACAAACTGCGTCGGTTCACCGCGGCGCACGGCCTTGGAGCGCCCAACTGATGGCAACCGAAATTGACCCTGTCATTCTGGTTCTTGAAGCTCGGTTGGACAAATACGAAGCCGGATTGCGGAATGCGGTCAGAACTTCGGATCAATCATTCGGCCGCATCGACCGCGACGTAAGGCGGCTCGAGCAGCAGTTCAGCCGGTCAAGCGCCGCGATCGGGGGCAGCCTGCGCGGACTGGCCGGCACGTTCGCCGCCGCGGTCACGACGCAGCAGGTCACGGGCCTGATCGACAGCTACACCCGCCTGCAGAACAGCCTCAAGGTCGCGGGCGTCGAGGGGGAGAGCCTGGCGCAGGTGCAGAGCCGCCTGCTCGACCTGTCGGGCCGCTATGGCGTCAACATCGAGGAGCTGGCGCGCCTGTTCGGCAATTCCTCGCAAGCCGCGTCCGATCTCGGTGCGAGCCAGGACCAGCTGCTCACGCTGACCGAGGCGACGGCGCAGGCGCTCAAGATCACCGGCACCAGCGCGGCACAAGCGCAAGGCGCGATCCTGGGCCTGACGCAGGCGCTCGCCAGCGGCACCGTGCGGGCCGAGGAGTTCAACCAGATCAACGAGGGGGGCTTGCGTCCCCTGCTCCAGCTCGTCGCCAATACCGAGCGCTATGGCGGCAGCGTTGCCCAGCTTCGCAATGCCGTGGTCGAGGGCAAGGTTTCGAGCCAGGAGTTCTACCAGGCGATCCTCGCGGGCAGCGAGGTGCTTGGCGGGCAGGCCAGCAAGGCGACCCTGACGATCGCGGGCGCGTTCGAATCGCTCAACAGCCAGCTGACGGTTTATGTCGGGCAGGCGGCGGAAGCGAATGGCGCGAGTGCGGCGATTGCAGGCGGCTTGCAGTTGCTCGCAAACAACCTCGACGTGGTGATCCCGGCTATTGCAGTGCTGGCATCAACGATCGCAGTTCAGTTCGTCGCGGCAAATGTCGCTGCACAGGCGGCGCTTGGTGGGACCGCGGCAAGCATGGGCGTTGTAGGGGCGGCGTCCTTTGCCCTGCAAGCAAGACTACTCGGCGCCGCGACGGGTATGGAGGCTGCCGCATTCGCAGCGCGAGGCCTGCAGGCCGCGTTGCTCGGCCCGGTGGGCATCGGGCTGGCGGTTACTGCGGTTGCGCTTGGGCTGAGCTATCTCGCCACGCGCACGCAAGAGGCCGCGCAGGCGAGCCAGACCTACGCCAAAATCCAGAACGAGGCGAAGCTGCAGACCGATCGTGCGGCAGACGCGGCTGACCGCCTCGCCACGGCCCACGGGAAGGCCCGGGCCCAAGCGCTCGCCCAGGCTCAGGCTGAGCGTGAGAACACCAAGCAAAAGCTGATCTCGGCACAAGCCAGTCTGATCCTGGCCCAGGCCGAGGCATCACGCGCTCGCGAGTTCGCCAAGCGCACTCGTGCCAGCGGTGGGCTGGCCGCGGCCGATCCGCGCGTCGCGCAAGCCGGGGGACGCAGGCTGGCAGATGCAGCGGCAGCGAGTTCCGCGACAGCAGAGGCCAACATCAAGGCAGCCGAGGATTCGGTTCGTTCGCTCCAGGCCAGCCTCGATCGCATCGATGCTGCGATCAAGAGTGTTCCCGGGGTTGCCAATGTCCCGGCGGTCAATACCCGGCGCTTGGGTGGCGGCGGCTCTGCGACCGGTGGCGGACCGGTTGACGTGGCGGGCGCAGGGCGCGCAGGCCGTGACGTCGGCGGCGCGATTGCTGAGGCGTTGCGCCGTCTTGACCAGTTCACGCGCAACCAGTTCGATCTCGCCAGCGCGGGCAATCAGAATGAGCAGGATCTGCTTCGCTCTGGGCTGCGCATCGTGCGGACACGGGAAGAGCGCACTGCAATCGAAAAGCGTTTGATTGCACTGCAGTTTAGCCAGGAACGGGCCGAGCAAGAGCTGGTCCTGAATACGCTGGACAGCACAAAAACAGCGAAGGACATCGCACGCGCTCGATTGGCTGTCCTCGATGCCCTTCAAAAGCAAGCCGATAAAGAAGCGGAGATCGCGAATGAATCGCCGGGTCAACGCTTTCTGCGTGAGGTGTCGCTCACGGGTGAGGAAATCAACGACGAGGTTGAGCTTGTAGCGACGCGCGGCCTCCAAAACCTGAACGACCAACTCGTCGATGCAATCTTCAACGCCGAATCTCTCGGCGACGTATTCAGCAACGTGGCGAAATCCATCGTCGCCGACCTGTTGCGCATCGCGATCCAGCAGGCCGTCATTCGCCCGCTGGCTGAAAACCTCTTCGGCGGCGGCGGCGGCGGTGGCGGCATCTTCTCGGCCATCGGTTCCCTGCTGAACTTTGCGCCTGGCCGCGCATCCGGCGGGCCGGTGTCCGCTGGACGTCTCTACCGCGTGAACGAGGCGGCGGGCGCGGGTGGCGTCGAGCTGTTTCAGCCCGCGCAGAACGGCAACATCGTCCCGCTCGGCCAGACCCGGGCGGCGATGGGCGGCGGCCAGCAATCCATCTCCGGCACCATCACCATATCGCTGTCCGAGGATATCGACGGGCGCATCGTGTCCGTAGCTGGCCCTCTCTCCGTCCAGATAGTGCGAGAGGCGTCCGGGCCCCTGATCGAGGCAAGCGCGAACGAGGCGCTGCGCCGGGCGGGGAGGCCGAAACTGTGACCGAGATCATTGTCCCCGATTACAGCGCGATGGTCATCACGAACCTGACGCCGAACTTTCCGAGCCGGGTCAACCGCTCGGCATGGACCGGCAAGCGCAAGGTCGTGGGCCAGCCCGGCGGCGAGAACTGGACCGGCAAGCTTATCGTCCCCGACATCGCGACCGAGATCGAGGAGCGCAAGTGGCGCGCCTTTCTGGTCGCGCTGCGCGGCCCGCAAAACTGGTTCAAGTGGTTCCTGCCGTGCCAGGCGCACACCGGGGCCAAGCCGCTCGTCAACAACACACCCGCGCCCGGTTACGAGCTCTCGCTCGACGGCATGACGCCGTCCACCACGATCCTGACGGCAGGCTGCTTCCTGACCGTGCCCCTGCCCAGCGGACACAAGCGGCTCGTCTGCCTCACCGAGGATATGGTCACGAACAGCAGCGGTCAGGCGATCGCCAGGTTCGGCCCGGCGCTCGGCGAGATCCCGGCCAACAATGTCGAGGTCGAGAGCAAGGCCCCCTACATCCCGCTCGCCCTTACCAACACCAATACCGGCATCGACTATTCCGACGCGATCGCAGGGATTGAGCTTGACGTCGAGGAGGCGAAATGAGCCTTCCCGATATCGATGCTGTCGCCGCGCTCGACGCGCCGGTCATCAAGCCTGTCTGGTTCGCCTTTCTCGACATCAACGGCGACCCGGTGCGGTGCAACACGTCCGGCGTCAGCTTGCTGGTAGACGGCACCGGCGACCCTGATCTCGACGGCCAGACCTTTACCGGTATCGGCGGCGATCTCGTCGATATCTCGCCCGTTTCCGTTCGCGAGGGCGGTTCGGAGCGGGTGACGGCGCAGTTGAGCGGCCTGCCTCCGCTCGACGACGACATTCTCGAGCAGCTGGACAATCCAGCCAACTGGCAGGGCCGCGTCGCCCGGCTCTGGCGCACGATCCGCAATGCGGCGAACGAGCAGGAGGGCGGGTTTCAGGCCTATTACACCGGCTATATGACCGCGCTGGACTTCGCAGGCGACGAGTCCGGCGGCATCATCCGCGTCACGATCGAGACCTATCTCGCGGCGTTTAGCCAGGCCAGCAACCGCACCTATCTGGACCAGGAGCGCTACGACCCCGACGATTGGTCAGCGCGCGCCTCGATCGCGATTGCCAACGGCCTGACGCAGAACCCCGGCGCGATCATCGGCGGCGGCTATGGCTATGGAAGCGGTGGCAGTGGCGGTGGCGGTGGCATCAGCCCGAGGACGGCCGATCTATGACCGCGCGGCGATCGACATGGGAAGCCGATCTCGCGGCCTATCTGGCGCAGAAGGCGACGGAGCCGTTCGAGTATGGCGTCAACGACTGCTGTCTGTTCGGCGCGGGCGCTGCGGCGGCGCAGACCGGCGTGGACAACGCGGCGGCGTTCCGGGGGCGCTACAGCACCGAGATTGGCGCGGCGCGCGCGCTTCGCCGCATCGGCGCGGGCGATATCGAGAGCACCTTCGACAGCTTCTATCCCGAGCGCCCGATCGGCTTCGCGCGGCGCGGCGACCTCGTGTTCAACGGCGAGGCGGTCGGCGTCTGCATCGGCGCGGTTGCCGTGTTCCTGTCCGACGATGGCTACAGCCATGTTCCGCGCGCCCAGTGGCGCAAGGCCTGGGCTGTATGAGCAAGCAGTGCTCCTCATGCAAAGAAGTATTGCCGCAGGCTGCGTTCAACCGGCAGTCAAAGGCAAGAGACGGCCTATCTAGTTGGTGCAGATCGTGCAACGCGGCTAATTGCCGCCGCCATTACCAAGACAATAAGGCTGAGTTTCTTGCCAAATGTCGTGAGAGTTATGCGGCCCGGAAAGCGAGCGATCCGCAGAAGCAGAGAGACATCCGCAACGCATGGCGTCGCGCTAACCCCGACAAGCAAAACGAATCCGTGGCTCGTTGGCGCGACGAAAACCGCGAGGAGTATCTTAAGCGGCACAGAGCCTATCAATCCAAGAGGCGCGAGAGGGCATTGGGCAGCACGGAGCACTACACCGCAAATGACGTGCAGCAAGCATTTTTCGACCAAGGTGGGTGTTGCGCATACTGCCGAGAGGCCCTGAGTTCTGATTTTCATGTCGACCATGTGACCCCCTTGTCACGCGGGGGTAGCAACTCCGCTGACAACATCGCGTTGGCCTGCCCACCCTGCAATCTGAGCAAGGGCGCGAAACTCCTCACTGAATGGGGAGGTCGTCATTTCTAAGGTTCTCAAGATCGCCGCAGCGGTTGTCGGCGCGGCAGCCATCATCATCGCAACCGGCGGCGCGGCGGCATTCGGGATCGCGGGCGCGCTTTCCACGACCGTCGCAGGCATAAGCGCGGGTGCACTGCTCACCGTCTCGTCCGCCCTGTCGATCGGCGCGTCTTTGCTCGCCAAGAAGCCCAAGGCGCCATCCGTCAACGCGGCCAATATCGATCGCCTCAACAGCACGATCGACCTGCGCACTCCGCGCAAGATCGTGTGGGGCGACACCGCGGGCGCGAATGACGTTCGCGACCAGGAATATACCGACAACCAGACCGTCCTGCACCGCTTCATCGTGGTCGCCAGCCACAAGGTCCATTCGATCTACGAAATCTGGTTCGACGATGAGAAGGCGTGGGACAGCGTGTCCGGCGTCGCGGCCAAGTTCGCGGGCTATCTCACCGTTACCCCGGTCACCGAGGGGAATGCCTTCAACGCCATCAACATCAGCCCGCGCATGGGATCGAGCCGCCGCTACACCGGCCTCGCCTATGTCTATCTGCGCTTCAAGCTGACCGGCAACACCAAAAAGACCGAGAGCCCGTTCGTCCAGTCGATCCCAACGCGCGTGACGATCCGCACCAAGGGCGCATACATGTATGACCCGCGCCTCGACAGCACGCGCGGCGGTAGCGGCCCGCACCGCGCCGACGATCAATCGACCTGGGAATGGAGCGAGAGCGCATCGCGCAACCCGGCGCTGCAAATGCTCTGGTGGATGCTGGGCTGGCGAATCAACGGCAAGATCGCCGTCGGCGGCGGCATCCCGCCCGAACGCATCGACATGGAATCCTTCATCACCGCCGCCAACCTTTGCGACGAGGATGTCTCGATCGCAGCCGGCGGGACTGAACCGCGCTATCGCAGCGACGGCGTGGTCAGCGAAGGCGATAGCCCGACCGTCATCATGGACGCGCTCAAGGCCGCGATGAATGCCGACCTTGACGACGTCGGCGGCAAGCTGCGGCTGTTCGTGTTCCACAACGACCTTGGCACCCCGCTCGCCGATTTCACCAGCGACGATATCCTCGGCGCGTTCGAGTATCGCGCCACCGCCGCGCTGGACGAGAGCTTCAACGTCGTGCGCGGCACCTATACCGACCCGCGCGACCAGGCGCTCTATCAGCAGATCGACTATCCGCAGGTCGAGCTCCCGAGCCGGGACGGCATCGACCGTATCGACACCTTCCCCCTCGCCCTTGTCCAGTCGCCCAGCCAGGCCCAGCGCCTCGCCAAGCAGCGCCTGCAGCGTATGCAGTTTGGCGGCGTGTTCACCGCGACCGGGCAGGCGACATGGTGGAAGGTCCAGAAGAACAGCGTCGTTCGCCTCACCTTCCCGCCGCGCGGATGGGTCAACAAGCTGTTCCGCGTGGCCGAGCTCGAGCACCGCGTCGATGGCACCGTGCCGATCACGCTGCGCGAGGAAGCGGCGCAGATCTATGCCTGGGACGAGGAGGAAGGCGCGCCGGTCCAGGCGAACAACGGGCTTGGCTATAACCGGGCCGAGAACCCCATCGTTATCGCCATCGACGACAGCGGCGCGGTCATCCCGACCCCGGGCAGCCCGATCGTCAGCACCGTGCGCAACGAGTTCGGCGAGCCGCGCGATCCGGCGCAGCTGCTCAACAGTTCCTTGAGCGCCACGCAGGGCGGCCGCATCGGCTATGAGGGTCAGGAGGGCCGGGTCGAGGTTATGCGGCTCACGCCTCGCCTGCTGGAAACCGCGCCCGCATCGGCGATCACGCAGGTCGATAGCGATATCGACAGTCTCCGCCGCGCCATCACGCTGGCGTTGCGCGAGACAACCGGCGTGCGCAAGACGCTGCGCGACGCGGGGGTCTATGTCGATCCCGAGAATGGCCAGGTCAAGATCAGCGCGATCGACCAGACGGCGGAGCGGTTGAATGAGGTCGGCATCATCCTCGATGCGCAGGCGGCGACGATCAACCTCAAGGCCAGCACCAACTACGTCGACGAGCAGATCATCCTCGCCGTGCTCAACCCCGAGCAGGCCGCGGAACTCGGCCCGCTCATCACCCGCCTGACGCAGGCCGAGACGGACATCGACGGCCTTAACGCCACGATCATCACCAAGGCATCGGTCGTGGACCTGAACACGCTCGGCGGGCGCGTGACCACCGCAGAGACCGATATCGACGCGCTGCAGGGCGAGATCACGCTCAAGGTCAGCAACACGACCTTCGATGCGCTGGCCGATCGTGTGACGACCGCCGAGACGCAGCTTGAGGCCATCCCCGACGCGGCCTCGATCACGAACTCTGTCAACGCCACGCGCCTCGTGCAGCGCCAGGCCGACGACCTCACCGATGCGAACATCCTTGGGTTGATCCTCGGCGACCGGGCCAAGCGTGACCAGGTGGCTGCCATCGCGGCGGCGCGGAACGAGCTGGGCGCGCGCATCACCGAGGAAGGCGAGGCGCAGGCGCGGTTCGCCGTTGCATTGCAAGCGCGCGTCGGCGCGGCGGAAAGCTCCATCGCGACCGAGAGCCTCACCCGCGCCAATCAATTCGGTTCGCTGGCCCAATCGCTGACGTCTCTCCAAGCCTCGTTCGATACCGAGGTGGGCACGCTGCAGGGCAATATCGACGCGCTGGCGCAGGTTGTCACCGACGAGACGGGCGCGCTGTCCACGACCATCAGCGAGGTCAGCGCGGCGCTTACGCAAGAGATCAAGGATCGCGAGGAGGCAGTCGATACGGTCGATGCGCGCGTGACCTCGGTCGACGAGGCCAGCATCGAGCGGGATGGCGAGATACGCGGCCTCATCACGCGCCAATCGACGGCCATTCGCGGCTCGCAGGAGGAGGCGGCGCGCTTTCAGGATGGCGTCATCAGCGGGCTCTTGCTCGGCGATCGTGCGGCGCGCCAGGCGAACCAGCAGATTGCATTCGCGCGCGAGGAAATCGTCACGCAACTGACCGACCTCGAAAGCGGCTTTTCGTCCAGCCTGTTCGCGCTGGGCCTCCGCATCGGCGCGGCGGAAGGCTCGATCCGCGAGCTCGACCGGATCGTCATCGAGAACAACACGACGCTGGTGCAGAGCATCGACACGCTGCGGCTCGACACCGAGGTGCTGGTCGGCGGGACAAACACGCGCGTCGATACGGTCGAGAGTGACCTCGGCAACACCATCGGGCGCGTGGGCACGCTCGAGGAGGATTTGCCCGCTGGACTGGCAGCTGAGGCAGCGGCGCGCAACGTCGCAATTTCCGGCGCGATCACCAGCGAGCGCGTGCTGTGGCAGGAAGGCGACAGCATCCTCGCGGGAAGCATCACAACGCTATCGACGACGGTTGACGAGAACACGGCCACGCTGGCGATTTACGGCGAAAGCATCGACGGGTTGGAAGCGCGCGGCGGCATTCGGTTTGACATCAATGGCCGTATCAGCGGCGTTGGCGTGACCGCGACGGCCACCACGACCAAGATGACCCCCGTGGTCGACGCTTTCGAGATTGTCGATCCCGATACAGGCTTTGCCTATCTGACCGCCGACGAGGACGGCCTGCGCCTGCAAAACGGCAAGATCGTTCTGGACACCGGCACCAACATGAAGGTGCAGGGGCTTGGCTTTGGAACGTCTAACCAGTTCGTCTCATGGTATGGGCCGACGCGCGCCCTTAACCTGTGTGACGAGGCGAGCGCATACAGCTACGAAAAAGTCGACGGTTCCGCCTATTTCGGCGGTTCGCTCTCTGCGGGGGTCATTCGCAATTCCGCAAGAACAACGGACATTACCAACGCCGCCACTATCACGATTGGGCCGTTCGGCACCAACGGCGAGCCGATCCTCGTTGTCACAAGCTACGGCCTGATCAGCGGCCAGACCATTGCCTATCCCGCCACGACCGCGGGGCTGGACGATTGGGAGGAAGCCGTAACCCTTTGGGGCGCGACGGCAACCGGCACCAACCCGAACCGGGCCGTGAACGCGACCAAGGCGATCAGTTGCTCCATCATTGTCGAGACAGACGGGCCGCTTGGGGCAAGCAGCTCGCCATTCTCCACCCTGACTATCAGTGGCGGCACGGAAACGCTGGTCGGCACCGCGCCCATCGTTGGGGATAGCGATGGGGTGCTTGTCTACACACGCACAATTTCCGGCTCCGTCACCGCGACGGACAACAGCGGAGGCACTGCCAACCGCACTTTCATCGCGACACTTACGACGCGGACCGACGCTGTGCTCGGGACGATCCAGAGTCAAACCATCTCCCTCACAGCGACCGAAGAATAAGGAGCAAGAGCAATGGAGGCGCAAGCTTTACCAAAACGACGGGCGGCGCAGCGGCCTGACCTCGACCGTAAATCTTGAGGACAGCCTGTCCCAGTCTATGACCCTGATTAGCACTGAACAGATCACCTAGGAGCGAAAGCAATGGTCGCGTTTTACAATACCGGCACGATCAGCATCAACAGCGGCAGCACCGCGCTGACCGGTGTTGGGACCGAGTGGAACGAGAATGTCAGGCCGGGCATGGCCGTCGAGTTTCTCGACGAGCACGGTTCTTTCGAGATTCTGTCCGTCAACAGCAACACCTCGATCACGCTGGGGCGCCCGCGTGTTGGCGGCAATCTCAGCGGCGCGCCCTATCAGATCGTCCCCATTCGTGGGCTCGACATCACCAACCAGAACCTGCTTTCGGAGCTCATTACCGACTATCAGGATGTCGTGCTCGGCATCGGTGCGGGGCTTATCCCCGACGGCACGGCCAGCACTCCCGCCCTGCGCTTCTCGGCGGACCAAGACACCGGGGTTTACCGGATCGGTGCCAACGCATTCGGTGTGGCAACCGGCGGCGCGCTTCGCATGGCCGTGGTGGGCACGAACAACTTCCTGCTCGGCGGCGCGACGACATCTGCCTATTCGGCGACCAATCGCACGGCGGTCCAGATCGATGGCGTGGAAGGTGTTGTGCTGGCGTTCCGCGCGGCCAGCACGAACCGCGGCTATATGTTCGCCACCGCAGACCAGATCCTGCTGGAGGCCGAGCCCACTGCCCAGCTCAAGCTGAGCACGCTCGGGTCCAAGCCCATCGTCATCGCGACCGCCAACGTCGATCGGTTCAAGTTCCTCGAGACCGGCCCATTCGTCGGTGGCAAGGCCGCGTCGGATGTCACCGTTCAGGGTGTCGAGATCAATCCAAGCGGCAGCTTCTCTGCCACATCGGTCAACACGTTCGGCGGCTATTTCAACCGCTTGAGCAGCGACGGCTCTGTCATCTCCCTGCGCCGCCAGGGCACGGAAGTCGGCAACATCTTCGTCACGACCACCGCGACGACCTACAACACCAGCTCCGACTATCGCCTCAAGGAAAACCTGGAGCCGCTGACCGGCTCGGGCGCGTTCATCGACGCGCTCAACCCGGTGCGCGGCATGTGGAAGAACGGCGGCGACACCTTCATCGGCCTGATCGCCCATGAGGTGCAGGAGGTTTGCGAAACGCCCGTCGCGACCGGGGAGAAGGACGGCGAGGACATGCAGGCGCTGGCCTATGGCGCGCCGGAAATCACGGCCCACATGATCGCGGAGCTCAAATCGCTCCGCGCGCGCGTCGCCGCATTGGAAGCGGCGGAATGACCAGCGACCACATCTCAGACGGCATCAAGCACGGCATTGATGCGCTCTCCATCGCCACCCTCTTGGGGACGCTCACATCCATGCTGCCTTCCATCGCCGCGCTCGTGACCATCGTCTGGACCGCGATCCGCATTTACGAAACCCGGACAGTGCAAGGCTGGCTTGGCCGGAAGCCGCCCGAGGAATGACCCGCCCGCTTGCCCTGATCGGCCTGGCCCCACTGGTCGCGCTGTTCGGGTGGGCAAAAATGACATTCGGGCTGGTCACGCTCATCGCGTTCCTGACCGGCTACGCAACCGCAAGGATGCAACGTGCAGATTGACCCGAAGCTCAAGGAATACGCGACCGACAGGCAGGCGGCCTATATCGACGCCATCAACCAGCATGGCGGCATCCGATCCGCCGCGGCGGCGCTTGACATCGACCATAGCGGCATCGTCCACGCCATGCGCCGGGTGCAGGCCAAGGCGGCGCGCCTCGGCTATGCTCCGGGTCATTTCGAGCACGGCGTTGCCCCGGGCTACCAGATGGGCAAGGTTACGGTCCAGCGCGGCGCAGACGGCTCCGTCGAGCGTGTATGGGAGCGGCAATCCCCCGACGACGCGCGCTGGCGCGAGGGCATGGAAGCGGCGATCGCGGCCATGTGCGAACGGATCAAACCGGTCAGCCCCGAGTTGCCGCCCAAGCTTACTCTCAAGCACCTGCTGACCCTCTACACCTTCACCGATTATCATGTCGGGATGCTCGCCTATCATCGCGAGGGCGGCGCAGACTGGGATGTAAAGATCGCCGAGACGCTGGGCACGGCCGCGATGCAGGCGATGGTCGCGCAATCGCCCGCTTCCGATACCGCAGTCGTCAACATCCAGGGCGATTTCCTGCACTGGGATGGGCTGGTCCCAGTCACGCCCAGCCATGGCCACGTGCTCGACGCCGATAGCCGGTTTGGCAAGGTCGTCGACGTGGCGATCCGCCTTATTCGGCAACTGGTCTCGCTGGCGCTGCAGAAGCACCGGAACGTCAAGCTGCTCATCTGCGAGGGCAACCACGACGTCGCCTCGTCGCTCTGGCTGCGCAAGCTGTTCGGCGTGCTGTTCGAGAACGAGCCGCGCGTCGCCGTCAACGATAGCGAGCTGCCCTACTACGTCATCGAATGGGGCAAGACCCTGCTCGGCTTCCACCACGGGCATCTGCGCAAGAACGACCAGCTTCCCGCGCTGTTCGCCGCGCAGTTCCGCGAATCCTGGGGGCGCTGTCCCAAGGTCTATATCCACACCGGCCACCGGCACCACAAGGAGGACAAGGAGCACGCCGGCGCGCGCGTGATCCAGCATCCGACCCTGGCAGCCCGCGACGCCCATGCCGCGCGCGGTGGATGGTGGAGCGAGCGCGCCATCACCTCGATCACCTATCACAGCCAGTTCGGCGAGGTGGGCAGTTCGACCGTGACCCCCGAGATGTTGGAGGCAGCATGATTACCGAGGAACAGGCCGGCCTATACCGGGTGCGCGACGATGACCCGTTCGGGGCCGACGAGGATCGACCGATCGCGGACTATGCCGACGCCTTCGCCACATCGCTGGAAAAGATCGCCCGTCAAATCAGGCGCGGCGATTGTGTAAGCGATCTGGGGCCGTGGGTTGTCCTTTTCGGCAGGCAGATGGAGCGCAGGATATGAAGCTGATTTCGGATTGGAAGGCCGCGTGGAAGCTTTGGAGCGTGCGCCTCAACGCGATCGGCCTGGCGCTGGTCAGCTGGCCGATGATCGACCCCAACAGCGCGCTCGCGCTCTGGCACGCCATGCCGCGCGAGGTCCGCGACATGCTGCCGCAGCAGACCGGCCAGATTATCGCCATCGCCCTGTTCGCCGCCGCCGCGGTCGCGCGCGTGGTGCGGCAGCCCAAGCTGGAGAAAGAGAATGTCGGAACAGAAACCGCAAAGCCGTAAGGGCGTCGCCGCCGTCATTGGCACGGCCGCCGCTGCGATCCTCATCCCGCTGGTCGCGCAATGGGAAGGCAAGTCGAATGATCCCTACCGCGACATCGTGGGTGTCTGGACGGTGTGCTATGGCGAGACAAAGGCCCCGATGCGCCGCTACTCGGATGCCGAGTGCAAGGCGATGCTTGACAGCTCTCTGGCAGGCTATGCTGCACCCGTCCTGCGATGCACGCCGACGATCCGCAACCGTCCCGGTGTGGTGGCTGCTGCTACTTCGCTAGCCTATAATGTGGGCACGCCGACCTATTGCCGATCGACCGCCGCGCGCCGGTTCAACGCTGGCGATATCGCCGGTGGCTGCCAGGCGCTGACATGGTTCAACAAGGCCGGCGGGCGCCGGGTGCAGGGCCTCGTCAATCGCAGGCAGGCGGAATATCGGATCTGCATCAAGGACGCGGGCGCGCCGCTTATCCGGGCGGGTGGGAAATGAGGGCGGCGAGCATATCGCTGAACCGAAGCTTGCGCGCTGCCTCGGCAACGCCGCCCTCACCAAAGACCCTCATATTGCGCATCGTGGAGAGGCTTTTCGGGTGCAATGCGCGGAGAATAACCGATGATGGTGTGGAGTGCAAGGAAATGAGGGCGGTAGAAGCGCAGCGCGCTGTGGTAGTCCATCGCCCTCGGATCGTTCCGCCGATGACGCGGGGGCCTCGCCGTAGCAAGGGCGGGATAGGTGACACCCTCCCCCGGCCAAGAACAGGACAATAACCCATGGGCAAGATGATTGCAACAGGACTTGGCAGCCTTCTCGATACTGCCGCCCCATGGCTGCGCTGGGTAGCGTTCGCCGTCATCATCGCTGCCTCTATCGCGGCGCTGTTGCTGGTGAACCAATGCAGCCGCCAGGAAGCCGCACAGAGCAAGCAGGACGCGCGTAGCGCACAGGCGGGCACCAAGACAGCGGGCGAGGCTCTGGACACGCTGCAAGAGGCGCAGGAACGGGACGCAGGGACAGACCGGATCGTCATCATCGGAAAGAAGGAAGTCGCAGATGCGAAGACTGATGTTGAGGCTGACGCCCGCGCTCGCGCTGCTATCTGTCGGCTGCGGACCTACGCTGGTCGCAACCCCGCCTGCGGATTGCCTGAGCTACCTGCCCGATAGCTGGCGAGAACCGATCCCCGGCGCACCGCTGCCCGATGGCATGGACGCACGGGCTTGGATGCAGTTTGGCATTGAACAGTCCGGGCAGCTCGACAAGGCGAACGGGCGCTCGGCTGACATCTTGCACATTGTGCGGACCTGCGAGGCCAATGCGAACAAGGCGCGGCCAAGGCGAAAGGTGCTAGGGGTGCTGTGAGGGCGGCTCCGGTAGCGGCATCCAGTGCGTTGGCGGGTTCGTTGGGCTAACTCTGCAACCCACCCATTCCGGCTGAAACAGCGGCATCCGCCTACCATTGAAGACGATGGTTTCGAGGCCGCTGAATTCCTGGCGAACTACCTCGACGCCATGGCCGGGGAAATACGCTAGAAACGGCCCTGTCCTGTCGCTGAGCTTGCGACGGGTCTCAATCGGTTGCCAATCCATATCCCTACCCTTCCCCACCCTTGCCCATATTGGCCCGCAAATTAGCGAGAAACGTCGCCAAAAATTCGCGGTCATTCCTGATGTGCCTGTGCATCTGGTCTTGGATCGCCAGAAGCTTGCGGGCTCGCGCGTCAGAGCGGGTGGCCATTAGTCGCTACCCATCCGACGGCAAGCACCAGTGCAAAATACACGGCGGTCAGAATATAGAATTCCGGCCTTTTCTTGCCGTCGCCTATTTCGCCCCGCGCAAAGTGAAAACAGCCCGCCCCGATGAACGAGAGAACGGAAACGCAAAGGATCACTGCAACAGGATGCATCACTCTCCCCCACCCTTGCCCATATCCGCGCTACCCATGCGGTCGATCATCGGGCTTCGCGGTTCATCCGGCATAGAGCAAAACGACATCGCAAAGCACGCCAGCATAGCCAGCGGCATGATGATGAACATGAAATTGCCCACCTTGATCGGGTCAGGCTGGCTCATCGCGCACCCCCATGGCGGCGATGGCTGCGCTAACGAATGCTTCCATGTTTTCCTCAGCTTCGTCATTGTCGCCAAAGTAAAGCGTTACCTCGCGCCGCCCCATGATATTGACCTTCTCAACGGCGTGGACTTTGGCCAGAACCCTCTCCACCACATCCTCGCCCACAGCAGGGCGGGCGGCGATGCGAGCATTGATGGCTGCGGCAAAATTGTCAGCGGCCTCGCGGTAATCAAAGTCAGCGCAGAAGCCGTCAATCTCGATCCGATAGAACGGCTCGCCCGGCTCGGTGCAAAAGTCGCCAGTCACCGTCTCGATCTCTCGCACCAGGACGTAATCACCAGCAGGGCGGGCGGATAGGGCGGCGAGGCGGTGGCGGGCGAAGGCTTGGACGGCATCGGAAAGGTCTGCCATCCCGTAGGCCATAGCTTCATCACCGGTCAGCTTAGCCGCCGCATCCCTGTCGATCTGTTCAATCTGCATTGCTCTTCTCCTCATTCTTGTAGCCGGGCAAAAAACGGACCCCGTGAGTGTTGACCTTGGCAGGTCGCCAGACGATGCCGCATTCCTGGCAGGCGTGCGTATGATGCGGCACTTCGGCAAATTCTTGCTCGTCGATGTGGCGGTGGCCGTTCGGGCAGAACAGGATCATAGGGATGGCGTAGTGCGGTTCGAGCTTGCCGTGTTCGAGCGTGAACGGATTGGCTGTCTTATCCATGCTGTGCCTCCCATGCGGTGAGGGCGGTTCGGAGGGCTTGTCGCGCGCCATCAAGCCTAAGGAGCGCCTGCGCCGCGTTGTCGTTGTCGATCATGCTAAGATAGGTCGAATGAGACCGCGTTGCCGCCAATGCGTCGATTGCCGTTTCAAGGTTCTTGACAGCCTCCACCAGCGCGGATGCGTCTGGCTGGGATGGGGTGGTCTTGCCGAACAAGTGAGACACCGTTTCGCAAAACACGCGGGCCGTCTCCGATGCGTCGGCAACGTCTCCGTCCACCCTGCCATCCGGGCGGAATGTCAGTAGGGTGCGGCTGCCAGTGACCATCGTGATGGTGTTGGGCTCGGGAGAGATTATCCCTGTCTCGGGGTACTCTGCCCAGTAACCAGCGCCAGTGATTTTCGGCTCCTCGGTCATTTCGTTGTATTGCGTCCGAAGTTCATCGATCAGCTTATCGTTCATCGCTCTTTCCTTTCTGGCTGATAGGCTGCCAGCCTGTCTGCTCGGTCATGTGGTGGGGCCTTTCGGTTGGTGACGGGGTTCCCATATCGCGTAGAGGCCGCATTCGGTGCATTGGCGCTGGTCATGCGTCTTGGCCATGTCAGCGGCCCATGCGTGCCAAGCAATGTAGCCATCGGGCTGGGCAGTGTGGCCATCGCAGGTGCGCTGCTTATCCTGTTCGGTCATGACGCACTCCTTGCGCGCGGGTCTTCTTGTGACCAAATTTCGCCGAACCCAGTGAGAGAAAGGCTGGCGATCATGTCGGCAGTCAGGCGGCAACCTGTTCCGCGTTCGTGGGCACGGCGCATCCGATTGAGGGCGTCATGCGCGCTATCACACCATTCGTCCGGCCCCTCCGCCCTCTCGATCCGGGCGGCTAGTTCGTTGTGGTCTGTCATTACTGCGCACTCCTTGCTAGACGGGTGATCTCGGCAACCTGGGTCACGTCAGCTCCACCAGCGTTAGATTGCCGGTCGCGAAGCAGCCCGTATCGATCCAGCTCATGTTGGCAGCGTGAACCGGCTCTTTCAGCGGCGTGTGGCCAAAATAGACGTGATCGACGCCTGCGATCGGATGCATAACCGCACCGCGCTTTGCCGACCCAATGCGATCCCTGCACCACATTGCGTAATCTTGGACCTGGGGTGTTTCGAGCCGCGCAAGAAACTCCCGCCAGTCCGTGCCCGGCATGTCAGCATGGACAAGGCCAATCCGCCGCCCGCTCGGCGTGGTCACAGTCATTGCAATGGGAAGGTTCTCGACACGATAGACCAGTTCATCACGCTCCGACTGGTCAAGCTGCGCAAACCATCCACCGCCATTGCAGACGTGCATGTCCGCATTGCCCTTGTTGGCTTCCTCCATCAGGACTTCATGGTTGCCCTTGATGCTGTTGAACCATGGCTCATCCAGCAGTCGGACGACCGCTGCGCTTTGCGGGCCACGATCAACTAGGTCGCCAAGCGCAAATAGCTGGTCGCGGCTTTTATCAAAGCCGACCGTCGCCAGCGCCGCCTCAAGCTGCTCTAAGCAACCATGAATGTCGCCGCACACAAACATACGCGGCGTCGTGGTCACATCGTGGTCAGACTGTTCTTGCTTGTTCGCCAT